TGGGAAAGCGTCATTTTAATCATATCCCGCCTCCTTCAAGAACCGCTTTGCGTCCGTCTGCACGATTTCAGCCGCCATCGGGTTTCCGTCGCCATCCGTTAAGGCAAGCTGTAGCCTTACGGTGCTTGCTTGCAGCCGCATTGCGTCTGCATACGGGATTTTTACAAGCAGGTGCGTTTCGTCGACTACTGTAGGTTCGTACTGGAAGAAGGAACATCCCTGCCTTACGTAAAACTCAATCTTCGTTGCTTTCGTCAGGTCAGTTCCCTCTACTTCCACCGATAAAGCGTTCGCGATTTTCTGAAACACTTAATCACCCCCAGCCTGTGCTTCAAAAACATCCAGCTCGTTCTTCGCCTTGATAAACGTCGTCGTGTCGTCCGACAGGGAAATCGTTGGCAGCAGACGTACATCCGTCGAGTAGTCGTGGTATGAGATCAGTCCCCCTCCGGATGCCAAAACGGTATCCCCATCTGCCGATAAATCATGTGCGTAAGCGCCAGCAGGAAGCGCGGCAATGTTCCATCCTAAACTTGGGTCGCTGGTTGTCTCTAATTTGATGTTTGTTCCACCAAGTGCAAGAAGTCTTTCTGTTGCAAGCAGAGCGGAATTTACGTTGTCTATCGAATGTATCCCGGCTGTCCCCTCTGATACCCAATCCGTAAGGTTGCTGGAACTCATCACACCCGTTCCGCCGTCTACTGCAACCCAGTATCTTCCTGAATAATAAACGACAGATGTAGCATTTTGGTTGAGCGATTCCGTAGCACCGACTAAGCCTTTACTTGTCCACGAACCAATAGGCACCGTAGAAGCCCACACAGCAGCTTTCAATTTTTGGTTGGAAGCAGAGCTTCCGACAACTGCGAGCCACTGTCCATTCACATAGCTCAGTCTGCTAACACATGCGAAAGGATATTGGAAGATCAGTTTTGCCGTCCACTCTGTTGCATTCTGAGGGTCGTCCGTATAAAAAATGTAACGTGCTGTCGGAAATGCCCAGTACGTTCCGTCTGTAGCCAATCCTTTGATATTGGGGCGCCAATCTGCTATGTTTGACTGCCAACCAGTATATGACGCCGTTTTTCTTGTCCACGCGATTCCATCCTTTGAAGATAGCACTTGAATCTTACTTATTGATGAAATAGTGTTGTGAAATTGGTAATCGCCCCTTGTATCAAAAACGGCTACCAAAAGATCATCTGAAGCCACCATTTGGACAGGTGCGCCTCCACTGTGCGCTCCGCTGCTAGGTAACGACTCAGAAACAGATACCGTTTCTGTGTGTACAACCGTGTATGGTCCTGTTGCCTGTTCCGATGCCGCAACGCTTAATGTGTACACATATTGTGCGCTTCCGGAGTTCTTAGTGTAATAGCAGCCAGCAACGTAAAACTTGCCATTGAACTTCACGACCCGTGACATTTCTTGAAAGTTCGGAGCCGTTCCGACTGTTATCCCGTCCCATGTGACTTCTCCGACCGTATTTCGTAGAATCTGGCACAGCGTCGGATATTCCGCAAACGTCACCTGAGAGCCGTCGCACGGGAGCCACGCGTCGCCCAGACTCAGCGCCGGAGAGGTCTTCACCGTCCCAATGGGTTCTATCCTGTCCGGCATATGCCGCAATGCGTCGTCCACGAAGGGATTAGACACCGGAAGCCGGAGAAAGCGCCCCGTGGAGTCCTGAAGCATTGTGCGTGTATTGAACGGCGTGCCGGTATCGTCCGGGTCGTCGGCACGCGTCATGTCGTAAGTATCTGTCTGCCCGGCAACGGGCTTGAGCTTTACCCGCCCCGGAAATTTTGGAGTTCGGTCTTTCATGTTATCCCCCCATGTCTCCTGCGTATAGTTCCGCGTCGGCATAAATCCAGCCGACCTCCCGGCTCTCCAACACGTCATCTACAGCGATGATCGTCTTTTCAATGTTGTTCGCGCCTTCCCAGTCCAGATCGTTGATCTTTGCCGGAGGGCGCGGGGCAGGATTGACAACTGCGTCGTATACGGCGTTCGCGGATTCGATATAAGCGTCCATAACGTCTTTGTCGAGAACTTCGTCAGAACCATAATCTTCCCGCACTTCTGCCGGAACGTCGATACAGTGCGTTCTTAGCCGATCACGGATGGTGATAAGCGCAGTTCCAACGCGGTTCAGGTCAGACGCTTTGTAAGAACCTTTCAAGCCAGCTTCAAAGTCTGCCTTTTCCTGCTCCGTGAAGTCGCTCCACAGCTTCTTGTAAAGCTTCTCAGCATAGGAAGCGTCTGCCTGTGTCCGGTCGGTGATTAAGGTTTTCATAATTCTCATGCAGAAGCCCCCGTTCCGACGATTTCGCACTCAGCCGCCGCGATGCCGCTCAGTTTAATGGTCATGCTCGTTATTGTCCCGGTAATGTGGTCATCCCACGGAGTTGTGGTGTCTACGTAGTCACCGGGAAGCTCCTTGTCCATGACGATCTGAACGCTGTGCGTCTGCCGCCGCATATAATAGTCAAAGACGTGCTGTGTCACCGCTGCAACATTCGTCGAGTTGACAAGCGTCGCGTCTTTGACCTCGATGACGTTTGGCTTCGTGGATGCCGTAATGTTCGGATTCTGTTTTACCGTGACCGCCGTCGTGTGGTGGTAGGTCTTCCCGCCGACCTCAACCGTATCGCTTCCGCTTCCGGACGTGCTGTACGTGTGCGCGGTAACTCTTACCTCGGTCACGATGGCAGACTGGCTGACTTCGCCGCCGACGTAGAGCCGGTTCATGGGAATCTCCGTCGGTGTTTCCTCAGACAGTCTCCATACCTTCACGTTTCCTGTTCCGCTGGTGTCCACAACAGCCCGAAGCGCAAACGCCACCTGCTGCAAAGCTTCCCTTCGCGTGCAATCAGGAATATATCCTGTCAGTTTCTCGGTCCGTAGTTCCTCCGAAAGCTCCAAAACGAAATACCCGCCGAGGATACTTTCTAAAACCGTTTTCGCGTTTGCTTTTGAATAAACAACAGCTGGGAATGGGTCTTCGTCCAGAATCCCCAAAGCGTCGATGCAGGAAACGTTGTATACGTTTTTGCTTACGCGGGTAGATTCGTCGATGTAAAACGTTCCGATTTTCGTCTTTCCGTTGTACGCATAAACGGGCTGCTTCTCTTGGAAGATAAAATCAATATCTTCCATGCTGTCCAGCGTGAAATCCAGCGTGTTAATCGCCAGCTCGTCAGATATGATGTTCAGTTCCTCGGTCGCCTCAACACTCCGAAGCTCCTGCCGATCGAACTCTCGAACAATGCCGAAAAGGATAAGGGATACCTTGATCGGTTGGTTTGGCAGATTCGTTTTGTTGAACTGAATCTTGATTTTGTTATACAGTTCCACAGTTTTCTCACAGAAGTAATTTCCGCTGTTCGGGAAGAACTGCTGTGTAGCCAGCTGCGTTGTCCCGTTGTACCACGTGATATTCAGGTCGCTGCAATAATCCCCCGTTTCGCCGTCGAACTTGAAATAGATGCCGAGGGAAGTAAACTGTCCGTCCAGCGTGATTGTGATCGTCGGTGGGACCGTAAACGTGCAGTCGTCCCCGCTCCGAGTCGTGGACCAGAAGCCAACCGGCTCAGATTTTGGCTTGAGCTTTCGCGTGCCGTTCAGCACCCATTGATTCTGCTCCGTCGTTGCCACTGGTCCCTCGAACGCCCCGAAGGGCAGCAGCGAGGTTTTTGAGATACCCATAGCCTCGCTTGCTGTCACACTCGCAGCCGCCGCAGAACCAACCGCAACGTCTTCATACACAACTTTTACACTCATAGCGGCGTCCTCTTCGGCTTCATTGCGACAAAATTAAATGTAAGGTTGCCCCATTCGTTCTTTTGCCCGTAAGCTGTCAAAAGTTCATCGTCTCCGTTTGCAACATACGCATCGAAGGTCAATGTCCCTTGCGCATACGGAACGGTTAGGGAATGGCTGTCGACGGGTGCGGAGATTGCTTCATAGAACCTGTCGTATTCCGCCGGGTCAGTTCCAACCGGGTCAAGCTCCACGCTGTAGTTGTAAAACGTACCGATGATGTCGCGCACCATCGCGCCGGTCATCACGCGCCCCGCATTATCGCCGTCCAGAACCGCAAAAGAGCGTTTCAGACTGGTTACATGCAGGTTCGGATACGCCGTTCCGTCGAGGGTCAAAACACTCGTCATGCTTTCACCCCCGCAAGCCTTACGCCTACACGCTGCGTCTCTTCGTTGTTCGCCTTATAGACAGCCCGTGCAAACTCTCTGCCGTTGAGCTGCAAGATGATCGTCTGCGACCGTCCGCCGGATTCGTTCATAGCCTGTTTGAATGCCTGCACCATTGTCTCAAGCGGCGTTTCGATGTTCGTTCCGCTCTTCTGGTCGCCCAGCACCGCCATAAACTCCCGGTTCGGAGGGATGACTGCGCCTTCTGCCAGCCTCGGGAGTGCTACTTTACTCACCGGTGGGATATTAAAGCCAAACGATTTGCCACCGATAACCGGCACCCAATCCGGAATATCAATGTGAATTTTATTCAAGCAGGAAATGAGGAAGTTAATTCCATCAATGATTCCGTTAATTGCCGCTTCGAACACGCCGATAAAACCGTTTAAGGCATTCTTTGCAAGGTTTGCCCACCATTCCGACGTAAACACGGGCGCAATGTTTTTATCCCAGAAGCTTTTTACCGCTGCCCAACAGGATTTGATTTTGTCTATAATGAAATTCCAATTTGGGGCAATCGCCGCTGCAAGACTTGCACCGCCTGCCGCCAGCAACCCAAGACCAAGAGGAATTCCGGCACCTGTAAACAGGAGAACCGCGCCAAGCACAAGCAAAGATACGCCAAGTAAAGCAGTTATTACGCCGAGCGGACCGCGCAGTTTGCTTTGAATCGTGTCCCAGTTTGCCGTGATTGCTGCCCTCAATCCAACTGCCCCCGCTGCCATTAGAGCAATACCGAGTGGAATATTTGCGCCGGAAAACGCTAACACAGCGCCCAATGCAAGCAATGCCGCGCTTACAAGCGCTGTTACAACTCCTATTGGTCCTTGCAATGCCTGTTTAATGCTGCCCCAGTTAATTGCTACAACAGCTGCAAGTCCAACAGCACCCGCCGCCATTAGTGCGATGCCAAGCGGTAAATTTGCACCGGAAAACGTGAGAATCGCGCCAATGACGAGCAGCGCCGCACTCACAACTGCCATGATTTCGTAAACATTTTCCTGAACAAACTTTTTAACAGCGCCCCAGTTGATCGCAGCGGCTGCGGCAAGCCCAGCTACGCCCGCTATCATAAGCCCTATGCCAAGAGGCACATTTGCCCCGGTAAACGTCAAAATTGCGCCAATTACCAGCAGTGCACCGCTTACGATTAGCGTCAGTTCCGTGATAACCGCCTTTAGTTCTGCGACTGGTCCTTCCCAATTAGCGGCTGCTACAGCTGCAAGCCCAATAGCGCCCGCGATAATCAGTCCTAAACCGAGAGGAACGTTTGCACCGCTGAATAGCAAAATGGCGCCAAGTGCCAAAAGCGCCGCGCTCACAATGGCTGTGATTTTACCGATCTGCCCTTGCAGCAGTTCAGCGATTCCGCCCCAATTTTCCGTCACAGCATCGTAGATTGCCAACGCTCCAATTGCCATCAACGCAAGCCCGAGCGGAATGTTTGCGCCGGAGAATGTCAAGATTGCACCAAGCGCCAAAAGCCCTGCACCAAGAAACAGTTCCGTAATCGCGGTGATCTGGTCTTTGATTTTAGATGCGAAATTCGGTGCAATCCCACCAGACGCGCCAGCACCTCCGATGCCGCCCGCGCTTTCGTCCGAATTGCTCGACAGCTGATTGATTTCGTCAAAGCTTGCCATCGACTTCCCAGCTTTTTTCGCCGCGCTCCCGACGCCTTCTAACGCCTCTTGCTCGTCATATAGAGACTTTGCAGCCGCTGCCGACTTTTCGTAAGTCGTTCCAAAAATCTTAGACACGATCCTAGCCAGCAATGTTATGATGCGAGTCAGTACGTTAGCGAGCGTTATAAACGCCGGAATTACGACTTGAAGAATCGGTTGCGCCAGCGTCAGCAACGCGCCTTTCAGTCTTGCGACCGCAGCCCGTGCCTCCTCATTTTTCATGATTGTTTTCCCGAGCCAAGTCCGTAAACTTTGCAGTGCCCGAGTAATCAGGCTGAAAACAAGAACGCGCTTAAAAAGCCCGGAAACACGCTTACTGAACGTGTTCATGCTGTCGGAAACCTTCTTCGCGGCGGTCTCCATTCGCTCTGTCGCGCCGCTTGCGTTTGTGATTTGCTCCGTGAGTTCTCCGGCTTTTTGCTTCGCAGCGTCCAAAGCAGAAGTCTGCGCGATCACTTTGTCCGTGATTTTTGCATATTTCCCGTCCAAACTCTCAACGATCTTGTCCTGTTCTTTTAAGATTGCTTCCTGCTCTTTGATTTGCGCTGCGACTTCCGTCTGCCGCCCGTATGCTGTGATATAAGCATCCGGAGACGCAGACACCTCGCCAGACGTGATCTGCCGAAGCCGCTCAGATTCCGCCCGCAACGATTTCAGCGCATTTTCTGCCTGTTTTGCAGATTCTTTCGCTGCGTCAAGCTGAGATTTCAAGCCACTCTGCTCACCGGTGCTTTTTTTCAGATCAGCTTCCATCTTGTCGATTTTCGCTGTCAGTTTATCAAGCTCCTTCTGCGCGTTTTTTGCGTCGACCTCTGCTTTAACAACGATTCTTCCATCTGCCATTTTCTCACCACCTTATTTTGAAATGCCCCATGCGGCCAGAACGTCCTTTTCGGACTCTGTATACGTCGTTTTCAGATCGATAATATCCCTGTTTTTCCGGTAGAATTCCCTGTCCTGTTTATCCAGAGACTTCCCGTGCGCTTTTTTATCGCGTATGCGGACAACTTGAGCAAAGAGACAGTCACCGATCTCCTGATAGAAGCTCAGAAACGAGTACCAGTGTAGATATTCCAGCGCCCGCACCTCACACCCGGCAATCCGGTTGATCGGAGCAATAATGATGTCAAAATCCTGTTCCCACGACATCAATGCAGGTTCGTGTTTCTTCTCTTTCCGATCTTGCCCCCGGTCAATAAACCGGAAGCATTGATTTAGGGCCTCCTGATAGTCTCCTGGAGGCATTTCGTCGAAACCGGGATAAAAAATCTCTAGTGCCGCCTCGGCCTTGAGATGGTCATCCAACTCGTTATCGGTAAGAGCGGTGAGGATATCCAACACCGCTCTATAGTCCGACCGAATTCCGTATTCTGTTCCGTTTACATCAACCGAGGTCGGCAGCGACCAGATTACTTTTTCCATCGCTCCGTATACTTCTTGATTCTCGGGTCAGTAAGTTTCTTCTGGCGGGAGAACGTCGTATCGATCTGATCAATGACGGAAAGCATCAGATTGCACCAGACAGGAAGACCGTCGGCCATTGCATAGACGTTCATCGTGCCAAACAGGGGCGCGCAGATCGGCTTCCCGAAGAGTCCATCCAGCATGTCGCGCATTTCTTGGTCTCTACGGCGCGCAATCTCAAAAATTTCCTTTTTGTCTGCGCAGCGCTCAACTTCTGCCTTGTACGCGTCCTGCTTTTTGTCCAGTTCTTCAAATGTGTTGTAAATTTTCTCTACAACTTCGCTGTCCGTAGGGTTGAATTCAATCGTCACAGCGTCGTTGATGTTAAACGCCACTATGCCGGTGTCAAATCTAATTTCTGCCATCTATTGCTCCCCCTTATTCCGAATCCGCTGTAAATGTTACCGTGCCGCCAGCGCCGACCGCCGCCGTGCCCGTGGTTCTGTTGCCGCCAAGCGTGACGTCGATAGGCATGCCGACATAGCCGCCGCCTTCGCCGCCGAGACTCGAGGGCTTGACCATCGTCGCATCGTACCGTTCGGCGAACGCCGCTGTCTTGGCCGTTCCCGCGTAATGGTGGACGATAAGCACATCCTGGTTCGCAAGAGCTGCGGCGTCCTGATCTTTGACCGCAAGGTTCCAGATCTTCGTAAGCGCAGCGTCGCCCGCGTCGAGTTCGCACGGCTCAAAGCTCTGCGTAATGATCGGCTTCTTCATTGTTGTTCTGGTCGTGCCGAGGATATCCTTGCTGGAATCCTCCTGCCAGTCGTATTCCATGCTCGAATCCGTGACTCGAGTGCCAAAAGGCGACCAAACCGGCGCAGTCGCGGAACCCGTGTTCAGGTACGCGATGAGTAATTCTCTGTCTACCGGCTGGCCGCTCGTGGTGTTAAAAGTAGTTTCTGCCATTTATATCACCTCGTAAGTCATCTTCATTAAAATTTGGTGGTCTTCTGTTCCATCATTGTATCGGGCGAACATCGCCGCGCGGCTGGATACGTCCATACGCCGGACGCGGATGCCGTCACCCAAAGACGGATAATTCTGCATTGCCCAATCCCCGAAGCGGTTCAAAACCGCGTCGGCTTTCAGGCGCTTGTCGTTGCTGCTGCCCGGGAAGATGCGGGCGATAATTTTGAACTGGTATTCTGCCTTGTGCCCGCCGATGATATATTTCCGCGTGATATATGCGCCCTGAATCGTGGACAGCGCCATGCTCGCGGAATCGGCGGCAAGGAATTCGTAGTTGATCGTTGCGGCCGGCATATCATCGTCCGAAAAAGAGTTTGCCCAGATCATCATCTTTCGGGAAATGTCCTGCTCTTCCTCGGCTGATACCAGTTTCTTTTGCTTCTCAGAGTCCATTTTTCACCGCCTTGTCTGCAACTCGAATCCATTTGTCAAGGTTTTCAGCCTTGGACGCTTCGAACCAATGTGATTGTGCCTGCGAATGCCCAGACGTGTTAAACACAAGGTTTTTATCGGTCAGCACCTTTGTCCCACCTTTGGGCGCGTATGTGCTTCCGGTCTCCGGGTCAACCATGACTTTTCCGTAATACAGAAATCTTGCATACGGTCCCGGATAGATGATCGCATTACCGTCCACCTGTGTTCTCTGGTCGAGAGAGCCTGTCAGGAACGGCACATACGGGCTTGTGTCCTTTTTCATTTGCACAGCAACAATGTGTTCGGCTTTTGTACAAGCCCGTGCTATAGCCTCCTGAAGCTCGTCAAAGCCGTCGGTTTTCACACTGAATTTCAGCATCATGTGCCTCCGACCTGCCAGTGCCTCATGGAAGGACTGCCGAAGTCCTTCATGTCCACCTTTGTCACTTTGTACACATCGTCGTAAAACATTTCAATCTGTTCTTCCGTCTTGTCCGGCTCGACTACTTCGCCTTTCACAAAGAAGGTAGTGCCGCCGTTACCGTCCGTGGATAGCGTCCAGATTTTGCTTTTATCAGTTGCTCGCCAGAACTCTTGCGGTCCGACATAGCGCTTCACCGCGCCTGTCACGCCGTCTACGGCTGGCGAGGAAAACGGAATGTACAGATTCACCGCGTCCGCGCCTTCAAGCCCGCTCGCGCGGACGTTGGCAGCTTTCGACGCTTGGAGCATTACGCCGCGAATCACCGTGATATAGCGCTTCTGCGTGTCATTGAAATCCTGGTCTTGCTCCTGCGTGACGTTGTAGATGGTTACAGTGTGGGGGGCGTACATGCTAAACACCTGCCTCTGTAAAGAAGCCCGGTATGGGCTAGGTATTCACGTGCTACGCTTGCAAGGGCGTTCTTCGCCTCGGAAGCCGCTTTCAATGCAGACACGGAAGAATCGCCGCCGCTGCGAAGCGTCCGGGAATAGCCGCCTACAGTCTCGCTCTGCAATTCTCCTTCGTCAGATGCAAGCCCGGCGGACACATTCTTTCTGGCAAGCTCCTGTGCCGTGTCGATCAGCATATACTGGTCGACTAAGGCACAGCAGCACATTTTTACAGCATCCAGCTCTGCAAAATCCTTTACTCGGTTTTGCGTGTAGTAGTCAAGGAAGGAACTGGCGCGTGTCGCCAATCTGCAAAAGCTGTCAGCGTCTACCGTTCCCTTGTAGATATCGCAGTAGTACTCATAATCGGCGTATATCATTGCGCCAGCTCCTTTCTGTTACGAACCTACCGTCACAGTGGCCGTTCCGGTCTTCGTGCTGTCCTGCTTGGACTTTGCGGTAACGGTAATGCTCGCGGACGTCTCGCTGGAAGCGACCGTCAGGATACCGTTTTCCGAAATGGAAGACTTCGCGCCGCTCTGGCTCCACTCGACATCTCCGCTCACGATGCCTTCACCAGCAACAGAAGCCGCAAACGCCTTGCTCGCTCCCTTTTTCACGGTTGCAGTAGCAGGGGATACAGTCACCGTAGATACTGTGCCAGCCTTTCCATAAACAGAGAACGGGAACGGGTTGGCAATGTCAACGTTGTACGCGTTGACCGGGTTTGCGATTTCCCAGCCGAGACGCATGACCGCACGGAGAGCGACCATATCGTTCTGCATGAGGTTGTAGGTGATTGCCTTCGTGCTCGGGTCCTGAATGACACCCTCGTTGAAGATCTTAAAGGTCATGTCCTGACGGATGGCGTATACCAGCTGCGTCCAGTCACCGACGATCATCTGTGCCTGTGCCGGGTCAAATGCGCCGTTCATCGGGAAGTACATATCCATACCATCCAAACCATAGCGCGTTGCGCCCTGCATGTCGGACTTGAAGATGGGCTGACCGGTCGTGTCCTTCAGCCCGCGCAGCTTGCCGCGCATCTGGATTGCGGACATAACGCCGTTCGGGTTGAAGCCGTCAAGTTCTACCTTCGCGATAAGACCGCCTTCGCCCATGATGTCGGTAAATACATCAGAGCTTGCCGCAACTCCGTTACCAGCAGCGATAGCGGAAGGAACGACGCCATCGCGCCACGTGGTGGGCTTGTTCGTGCCAAACAGGATGGCAGCGTCAATTACCTTGCCGAAAGCTTCGGTCAGTCTGGGTCTTACCTCGCCCCAGATGTCATAATCTGCGTCATCCAGTGCTGCTTCGGGGATGGGGACGATAACCGCGATTTCCTCGGCATAGATTCTCTTCTTGTCCCACGCCATCTTCGTGGTCTGCTTGAAAGCTTCACCGGCTCCGGTATCGGTTGCTTCGCCGTTGACGAAGTACGCAGAGGGAAGCGCGTCGAGGACGTTGATGGTCTGCGTCTTGCTGGACATATTCGCCAGTCTCTTACCCATGCGAAGGACTGCGGATTCCGCGATAGCGCCCTGCATGATCTCACGGGTTACGGGTTCCGGGATAAGCCCGGAAAGTGCATTTCTGTCAATAATATTCGGCATATGATTCTCCTTTCGTTATTTCAGAGCGCCCCGAATCAGGGCGTTCATCGTGCTGTTCATGTTTGTTTCTTTGGTTCCACCGCCTGCCGGGGCTGTCCAGTCGAACGTTGCTTTCTTGCGGTTCGCTGTGAGCTCATCAACTGCCTGTTCAAACGTGATCTTGTCAGTGACCATCTTTGTAGCCTTGAATGCGATAAACTCAGCGTCCTCGCCGCTCAAGCCCTTGCTCAGGACGTATTTGTCCCGTTTGAGCTGTTCGGCTTCAGCCTGCAATGCAGTCAGTGCCGCCTTACTGTCTGCAAGGTCTTTTGCCTGCTTTGCCTGCCGTTCCTGTTCGGTCTGCTGGCTGTCTTTCCATGTCCGGTATGCGGTAATCTCTTCCTCGCTGGGGTATTTCTTCCGTTCTCTGTCAAGCCTCGACTGAATCATCTTGTCAACGTCAGCCTGAGTAAACGTTTTTTCCTGCTCTTGCGCAGTGTTTTCCGTGCCCTGCACGTTGGTTTGTTCTGCCATAAAAATCTCCTTGTTTAACGTCCTGTCGGACAGTGTTGATAAATAAAAAGAGCCAACCGACAACAAATCGTAGTCAGTTGGCTCCATTCAGCCCTTCCCGGCGAACATTTACGCCGTGGGAATCTATTCAGTTTTCAGCCGTTTTCGCTGAATTGTCTGCACAATGATATTTCCTTCCTTATCCCGTAGGAGTTCTACACGGAAACCAGCCGCAAGCGCCCGCTCAATGGCTGTTTTTAACTTTTCGTCAATCATATCAGTCACCTTCAAGCAATCTCGTAAGCGTACCGTTCACATCATCTTCGACAATTTCCCATTTGCCAGGCGGCGTTTCGCCGTTGAGCGGCGCAGGGGCGGACGCGGAATAAAGGTAATCTTCCCCTTCGTCGTCGATGATACGAAGCAGGTCATATTCGATGCCCGTGCATTCGTAGGTCTTCCCGTCCGTCAGCCCGAGAACTCCTCCGCCAAACGTTGGTCCTTTATATCTCACCTTCATTTCTTCTTCACCCCTTTCAGCTTCTCTTCAAAGTGCTCTCCATTGCGTTCAAACCAGTGAACATCATACCGGAAATTTTCTGTTTGTATTATACCGCCCATTTTCCGCCATTGCAACGGCTCCCCACCGTATTTCCCGGAAAGGAACTCCGCCGCTCTTAGTTGTTTGCCGGAATCTCCGCCAGCTATTTCACGGATAGAACTTATTTCTGAACCTTTCGGGACAACGCCGTTCACGACATCAGATTTCACATCAAGTGTTTCTTGTAGCCGCATGACTGGTTTTGCCGCTTTCGCCGCGCCCGCTGCAGCCTCGGATTTTGCATCTGTATATAGCACATTCAATCGTTCCGGCTGTTCCGGTAGCCCTGCCGCTTTGCTGAACCTACTATATTCATCGTTCAGACGCCAAAGCTTTACGTTTGCGGCGGTCGCGTCCTCGGAAAGCCCAGCTTCTTTGTATGCGTTTCTAAGCTTTTTCTGCGCGCGGATTTGACGTTCTATGCGGCGCTGCATCTGCGTCGCTTCATAGGCTGTGTAAGTCTTTCCGTCAAACGTGCAGCCAAGACCATCATCGATATGCTCAAGCTGTTCGTCGGTGTAAGTCCGCTCCGAAACTCCCGGAATAAACGGGTATTTGTGATGCCTACAGTTTGCACCTGTCAGACCGTCAACATATCCGTAACCGGTCGTTTCCACAAGGTCATCGTAAAGCCCCAGCGGGTCAGGTTCGCCGCTTTCGCTCTGGTAATAGACTTTCCCTTGCCACTCCTTGTGGCTTGACCACGGCGAAGCACCCGGCTTGTCACGCGCCCCAGAGTGCGCAGACACTTCAAAGTATCGCGTCTCAAGGTACTCTGCGCTTTGGTTCGTGTACTGGTCGCAGATCTGATTCACGCCAGTCATGACAGCTCTCCGAACAGAAACGTCGATGTTGTCAACGTGTCCGCTTTCGTAGTTCACGACTTTCAGCCCACCTGCAAGCTGCTGCACCGCAGACTTGATCGCCTGATTGTAGCTGATTGACCCGCTTTGAATCTGCATAACAGCAGAATCCAGCGCCCACTGATACGCACGAGCGGGCGGAAGCATCGTCCGCCCATTGTTTACCAGAAAGCCCATAGACTGCGTGATATTTCGCAACGTTTGCCGAGTTTGTTCGTAAACCGCCCACGTGTCTTCTACGCTCACCAGCGTTTCAGGCTGTGTCAGCCCTGCCATGTCAATAACCGCTGTGTAATACTTCTGGTTTCTGGCAATAACATCATCAAAAAGCTCCTTGAGCTTCTTTTCACTGATTACAGAAGTCTTGCGGATTGCTTTTTCAATCTCCTTCGTGTCGATACCATGCGAACGAAGAGACCGGATTGCCTGAACAGTCACTTCGTTCAGCTGGTCTTTCAGCGCAAGCCTACTGCATATTTCATCGAGAAGCGTATCTTCCAATCCTCGGAACAGTTCTGCCAGATCCTCTGGGAGCGCATCAAGGAGTTCTGGGGTAAATGGATACCGGCTCATCTTTCACAACCCCAAAAGTCCCAGTGTTTTCTCCAAATCCCATTACTCGACCTCCTTTTCTTCCTCGGTTACCATGTCCTGCGCCTTCGGCAGCGCCGCCTTTGCGGTCGCCTCGTCCTCATTCATCCACTTCATGCGGAACTCCCAGTCGTTCATGATGCCTGCGCTGAGAAGCTGCATATCGCGGGAGAAGTCTGTAGCTTTGTCTTCGATGATGGAATCGTCAAAGTCAATGCTGATCTCCACGTCTTCATTCAGACCGGCGTTCATAGCTGTGTTTCCCAACCGAAGCAGAATCCGGCACAGCTCAACTAGCGCTTGTTCCAGCACAATTTCATGTTTCTTAATGGTGCGGAACATGGTGGAGTTTTCGCTGATAACTTGCGTTGCTGTCGCGACGCTGCCGCCGTCGAAACGGTAATAGGTCTCGCCGAAGCCGCACTTACTGGACAGTACGTTCAGTTGGTCTTGAAGTCCTACATTCAGCTGCTCGGTTCTCAGCGTCGGAGAAATCGTCTCTACCACGTTCCCTTGCTGCGTGTCCTCCGGAAGCAGATAGAAACGCCGGTCGTTGTCATCAAGCGTCGGTTCGTCATCTTCCCACCTTGTGGCGGGCATTTTGACCATCATCATCATGGGGCCGTTCTCGAACTCATTGACGTAACAGTCGTAGGCACAGTCAACGCCGCGCAGAACGTCGATTGCATTTGCATACACAGGGATACCAACCGGAAGCAGGTAATCAAGATTGTTTGCGATGTTCGGTCTGTCGATGACGAACTGTCTCTTGTCGCTTCCCGTATGTACCACAGGGGGGATTCGCTCAAAGCCCGGAACATCCGTCAAAAGCGCATCGGCAAGCGTTTCGTTTTCGTATCGGTAAATGCTGTTCTCGATGACGTAAAGTCCGTTTTCGTCTTTCCGGTGAATCTGCAAATACAGATAGTTTTTTCCAGCCCGTGTGACCACGCTGTCAAAAGCACACTCTGAAATAAAGCCATTCTGCCAAGCCAGCGGAAAAATGTGCTCAATGGTCACATAGTCAAGAGCGATACCGGAAACATCGCCCGGAACGGTCTCTCCGCTCTCGTTGACCGCTTGGCCGACCACACGAGGGATATACGCTACAGTTCCGAGTGCAGATTTCATTTCCTGCATTTCGTTCGCCTTGACCGTGAAGTTGTTCTCCGTCAGGACGCTATCAACGAACGCCTGTTCTTTCTGCCCCTCAAGTGTGATCTGGACTTTCTCGTTCATCAAGAGGTTAGCCCAGTCCTCGCAAACCTTTTTCGCCATACCTAGACTCGCGCGATTGCACTTCGTCCACTTATGGCCGTTATATCGCCGGTACTGATGGAACCCCTTGACTTTGCCGACGTACCACGACTTCCAAAGGGACACGTATGTATAGAATTCCTCTGGGATTGTCGTATACCCGAGTTCCTTTAATTTATCGATAACCGTCATGCAATAACTCCCATTCTACGGCTCACAGGCTCTAAGGCGTACCTTGTCGCATCAATCAAATGATTGTTTGCGTCCGGGTATCCGCTGATTATATCGCCGTCTTTGTTTCTCTCATATTCGTAGCCCACGAACTCATCGTAGGCATGTGGCGTCCGTTTTCTATCAATTACAATCGTTCTTCTCTGCAAGAACTTCATGCCGTATTCGACCGAGCCGGGTCCCTTGACCGCCTCATACGCAGGCAATCCCATTGCCCGTAAGTCAGCCACGCTCTTTGGCTCCGCGCTGTCACAGATGACGCGCACATTGCCATATCCGCGCTGTTTGATTATCGTCGCGCTCTGCTCGTTCGAAAGCTTATTCTGGTATATCTCGTCAAGCAGGTAAATTGTTTCCCTCGCCTTGTCGTAATGCAGCCGGATAAATGCAAAGGGGTCTGGGAACCATCCGAAATCCACGCCCTGATAGATTTTATCGAATCTGGAAACTTCTTCGTCCGTGATCTCCCGAAGTTCGAGCCTGTCAAACACATTGCCGCCGGTGCCGACCGGGATACCGAGGTATTCATGCTGATACGCCCGCTCGTCAGTGGCTTTCAGGTGTTCAGCCTCGTCAATAAACTGCTGCCCCAGCCATTCAGGCGGTGCTTGCAGATATGTTGACTTGTGGCACAGCCTGTCCGCGCGTTCTTCCAAGCTGTCTTTGTTTGCCCAGTTGTCCCGGCTGATCGGCGGGTTATAGCTCTCAAAGTTCCAGAATTTAGAGCCGCCACGCATTGTTGACTGCAAAATCGTTCGTATTTCGGCGCGACCGGCGAACTGGTCTTTCTCTTCAAAGTGCGTCACGGCAATGTAGCCAAACGGAACCTTGATGGACTTTATCTTCATGGGATCGTCAGCGCCCCGGAACATGATTTTCTGCCCGGTAGGCTTGTAGATCAGCTCCATCGGGGAAACCTTTGCTTCCCAATATGCCGCCATGCCAAGCTCTCCGATTGCCCATATGTACTGCGCATAAACGCTATCGCGTATGGTATTCGCAACCTTTCGCAGCACAAGCGCGTGTGTGTTTGGGTTGTTTATCAGCAGCAGGGGAACGAGTACAGACACAGTGGAGGACTTCAACGACCCACGCCCGCCACTAAAATCGTAGTGCGTGTGACCGTGCTGAAACACGTCACGCGCCACACCGTAGAACGCAGAGCCTATTTTTTCAGACAGGCGGATGTCAGACATCAATTATCACCTTGACGCACTCTGTGTTGATGTTTTGCTCCACAACGTCTTTCTGATCGAGGTACTGTTTCCCAAGCCAGATAGCCATAGACGCATTCTTTTCAGCGAGCCTCCATTGCATTCTTCGCAGAGATATTTTCCCTTTACCCCTCTTTTTTGCGAATACTTCGGAGAAATGCTCCCCATAAGTTCTCTTGCACCATCCGTCTAAGGTTTTATCGCTTACATCAAGCGCGTCGCAGATTTCCAGAAGGGTACATTGAAGCCCGCACAGCGCCTCGAACTGCTTCTGGTCTATTTCCTTTTTGGGTCGTGCCATACGAGCCCTCCTTTCTTCGCTGGCGTTTGATAAACTTTTCCATGTCCCGCTTCAAATACGGGCTGGTTGTTTTGTCAATAATTCCCTGTGCCTCTTCAACCGTCACTCAGAAGCACCGCCTTTTCTCCTGTGAACTTCTCCCAACGATCAATGATTACATCTGCATACTTTGGGTCAAACTCCATGCAGTACGCGTGTCTGCCATTCTGCTCCGCTGCCATGATCGTTGTGCCGGACCCAGCGAACAGGTCAAGCACATTCTCACCCGGCTTGCTGGAACATTGCATCTGGTAATCAAACAGCTTAATCGGCTTCATGGTCGGATGCTCCGCAGATTTGACAGGCTTATCAAAATTGAGAACAGTGGTCTGCCTGCGGTTTTTGAAGAAGTAATGCTTGTGGCCTTCCGTCCATCCATACAAGCACGGCTCGTGCTCGTCCTCTTCAATCTCGCTCTCGCCATACAGGCAAGGTTCATGTTTCCACTGGAAGTCCTGTCTCCCCATCACGAGGGAGTTCTTCACCCAGATCAGGCACTGTCTGACGCGCAGCATCGCGTCTTTACACGCACCGCGAAAGTTATACCCTTCACTGTTGTCTGCGTGCCAGATGTAGAACGGTGCACCAGGTTTCATAACCATCGCCGCATTGGAGAAAGCATCCGTTAAAAAGCGCCTGAATGCTGTATCTTCCATGTTGTCGTTTTTGATTTTACCGGCGGCTCCCTGATAGTCCACATTGTACGGCGGGTCCGTGAGAAGCAAGTCCATCTGCACCCCCCCTGTGAGCTTTTGTACGTCACTCAGAGACGTACTGTCGCCACACATTAACCGATGCTCGCCTAGCTGGTACACATCGCCGAGTCTACTCTTCGGCTGCGCAGGAAGAACTGGATCATAGTCATCCTCCACAACAGAATCGTTCAGCTCGTCGCGGAGTCCCCAATCAAAGTCAAAAGCCGACAGGTCAAGCCCCGGCAGTTCGACCGACAGCAGGTCAAAGTCCCAGTCGCTCTCGTTGCTTTTGTTATCTACCAGCCGCAGGGCGTTCACTTGCTCCGGTGTCAGATCATCTACGCAGACGCACGGCACTTCTTCCATGCCCAGCTTCTTTGCCGCCAGAGCGCGGCAATGACCGATTACAATCACACCGTCCCGATCAACTACAATCGGCTGAACAAAGCCGTACTGCTTGATGCTTTCTGCAACGTTGTTGATCTGCCGTTTATCGTGTTTCTTTGCATTCTTCCCATAAGGCGTAATGCTATCTAATTTCAAGCTCTTTACTTCCATTTCATCCCTCCTTATTCACCCTTCCAATCTTCCTTTTCACGCTCCACCGGATTGCGGTTCCCTGTGGAGCTAAGAAAAAGGAGGTTCCGCAGTCCGCTGCGTAGCCGTAAGAAGGATGAAAGCGCAGAGGATACACCTCTACGCTTCCATTTTACCGTATTTTTAGGGCTATTTTGAAAATATACTTTCAAAAACTATTACTTTTCGTTCCCAGCAAGATAATCAAGCGATACGTCGAATATTTCAGAAAAGCATAGTAACACAGACAATGTGGGTTCCGCTTCTCCGCGCTCGTACATTCCTACCATCGGTCTTGACAAACCGCATCGCTCGCTTAGAACGTATCGTTTTATTCTTTTTCGTTCCCTCAGTTTTCTCAGCCTTTCTGGGAACACGCTTGCCTTGTCCTCCGTTTGCATCAGCCTCCTATCTCCCCGAACTCCCGAACCCATTTTCCCCTCGTTCCGTCTTCTCGAGCGAGGGGACCACTTCCAGCTCCGGCAGGATGCAGGGCAGTATAACAAGCTGCGAGATCTTGTCGCCCCTACAGACCTTGTAAGGCTTGCTTCCGTGGTTGTAGAGCTTGACCATGATGCTTCCGGTGTAGCCGACGTCTATGACCCCTTCGCTTGTGATTCCGTGCTTGACGTTCAGACCGCTTTTGCTCTTGAGAAATCCCACGGTGTTTTTCGGCAGCTGGACATGCACGCCTGTATCAAACAATTCGCTTTCTCCGGGATAGATGTAAACGTCGTCGCTCGCCGAATACAGGTCTAACCCCGCATCGTATTCATGCGCCCTTGTGGGCATGAACGCCAACAAATCTAAAACAATTTTCATTTTTCCCACCAATCCTTGATTGTATCGTTCCGTTCGAAAAACGGCTGAAAGAACGGACCGCAGAGCTTCTTAAGACTCGAGTCAAGCCGGTGAATTGCATCGTCGGATTCCTTCTTGCCCAGCCATGCCACGCCGTATTCTGCGTCAAGCTGCTCCATTTTGTCCAGAAGTTCCTTTGCCTTCGCCGGGCTTTTGAGCATGCCCAGTTCATGCGCCGCCACAAAGAAAAGATCTACCACCTTCTGCTTTCCTGCCTCCATACCGGCGGCAAAATAAGCCTTGTTGCTTCTGCGAATACGCTTTGCCAGATCGTTCATTGCACTCATAGCTGTATCCCCCTTATGTACTTATCAAAATACGTCACTGCCACCGCCATCGCCGCCCACATATCCGCTGCGAACCCGTAAAAGAAACCGGGGTTCTTCTTTGTTCCTTTCCCATAATTCGGCTGGCCGGGCGCGTAGCGGTCGACGAGGGCTTGTCTGATGTTCGCATCCTTCGCCGACGCTCTGCCACATAAGTAAAGCTTTTCTTCCCGGCGGAAGATCTTCTGTATCTGGTAGCACCGCTGGAAAAGCTCGGCATATTCCCAAAATCGCCCGATCCAAAAGCAGGTGTCGAACACTTCCTGCCCGACCGGCATACCCATTCCGGCAACCATTTCGATTGCCAGGTGCTGATACTCCCGGCAGAGAACGGGGAATATCTTCCCGTTCGGAACTTTACCAACGTCCAGCACCTTCCGGATTTCCTTCCCGTCGTGCTCCACCAGCACATAGCCGGATTGGATGTTGCCGGGGTCAATCGCAAGAATTGTTCCCACCTTGCAGCCTCCTTCCGGTCTCGCACGGCTTCATCTCGTCGCAATCACCGTATTTCGCGCAATGTGCTGCAAACAGCCCCTTGAACTCCGGCAATTTGTCGATTACAAGGCAGCACATCATTTTCACAGCCTCGCGCGTCTCCTTTGCCGCCAGCCTGCAAAGCCGCTTTTCTGCAATGGTCATCAGCTCTTCGGCATTCATGTACCAGATCATGTCTACCGGCGCGTCCTGCCGCGCTGCGTTCCGATCGTATTCGTCCTGCCGGTCGTTGCGCTGGCTGCGGATAAACGGCTGTGCGTGGACGTGGCGGGCTAAATGAGTGCTTACCCAGTACGGCACGCCCTCAAGATAAAACGCAAACTGTAACGTCCGAATGGGGCTATGCCGCGCCCGGAGAATGGCGTGTTTCCACTCCATGTCCGGTGCTGTTTTCATCTCTTTGCCGATGGTAACCAAAGCGCACTGTTTTGCAAGCGCCCAGTCCTCATCGGTTGGATATTTCAAAAGTGTAATGTTCATTCTTCCCTCCGATCTCCGTAGCTGCAATACCCGTCAGGCTCCGGGTCTGAAAGCCCTCTCTGATCTGCGCAGTACGGGTCATTTTCTTCGTTCCGACGGAAATTCTTGCAATCTTGGCAACGCACGACCGGTTCAGCGTCTACCGAGGGTGCATATGCAATCAGCTCCTGAATTTTCTGTCGCGCTTGGCTCAACATTACGCGCGTGATAACATTCTCGGTTTTGCTCCGATCTTCCATGTACTTTTCTTCTGCTGCGTCGTATAGCCGGTTCGCATCAATCAGCCACATTATTGCTACCTCCTGTATTTGTCTGATACTCGCCGTGGCTGCAAAAATCATCAGGTCTGCATTACGGCAGCATATATTTTTTGCAATCGTAGCATCCGCCAGAAAGGGGTGCCCCAAGGTGTCTACAGTATTTGCAACGCACCACCTCCGCAACGTCGGCGGCGGGCAGTCTCTTGATAACGTCCATCGCTGCGTAAGCATAGTTGTTGCATAGAACTTTCAACGCATCCTCGCGCCGGATAAAATCAGCCATAAAGCATACCTCCTGCAATAACTTCGTCCATCCCATCCGGCAAGGCGTGGAATGGGTCGATTGTTCGTATAATTTTCAGCCGCAAGAGCCTTTCTGCCTGCCGTTTGGTCAGCCGCTGCTCCCGCTTCTTCGGCGGCAGCTCGCCTTTTGCCGCCGCAATGGCGGTCGGGTTGTGCTTATGTTGACCCATCGCTTACCATCCTTTCCAGCATCGACCTTGTTTCACACATCGCCGTGATATACCCTTTGCAAAAGCTCATCATCATTAGGTTGTTGGTACTTTCGTGCCGCCTGTATCTTCCTTCTGCATCTTCTATATGGTCTTTTACCATCTTTAGATGCACTTCCAGCGCGATGTTTTTTGCTGCAAGAAGCTTGTTTCCCAGCTTGCGCGGTCCGATACTCGGTGCGCCTTTTACTTTGTTTTCCACGACCTCCAGCACACGCGTGATCGTTTCTGCATCCAAGACATCGGTATTCCAGCAGCTGATGTTCTTGTAATCTTCTATCGTTTCAAGCAGCCACGCGCTGCTGATATACTTTTCAGTCATCCTTCTTGCCCTCCTCTACACGCGACTTAAGCCATTCTTTGATTTGCATCGCGCAGGAGCAGCAAAGCTCAATATCAGGTGATTCTTCATGGAACGCGCTTCGCACGTTTACATACGTCGCAGAACTCACGGGGTTTATCTCCGCCCCGCAGCGGTCACATATTCGTTTCGTTGCCATCCTTCTTTCCCTCCTCAAACCGCTCAAAATAGAACTCAATCGGCTTCACATTCTCAACGACATTCCCGTAAACCACGCCCACCTTGTAGATGTAGCTCTCGCGCAGCTTGCGCGGAATCTCTGCAATATACCACCGGAACGTTTCCAGAGAATTTGCCCGCTTGTAGTGGTTGCACATTCGGCATGACGGCATAAGGTTGGAAATATCGTCCGTCCCTGCGTCTTCGGCGTTCCATGCACGTTGCGGCTTGAAATGATCGACTTGCATATCCTTGATGTCGATAGCCCGTCCACAATAGGCACAGTGACCGTCATACTTCGCATAGACCGCTTCCCGTTTTTTCTTACTGAAACTCATACTCCGTCCACTCCTTCAAAATACCGTGTCCGTTCTTCCTGCGTAGGCCAGTCTGGGTCGAGGCAACGCTTGCGGCGGTTCCGTTTCCATCCGCTGTAAATCTTCGCATCGCGCTCGTCGATGCTGTACCCAACGCCGCATTCTGCCCGGTTGTGAACCAGAAGTGGTCGCGGATAATTCGGATTTCGTGCCCTCAGAACCTCATACTCGCCGACAGGTTCTTCAAGTTTCCAGCCACTTTGCTTCAAGTATGCTCTGAGGTCGGACAGCATCCCGTGTCTGACCGTCAATCTGTTCTTCATCTGCTACTCCATTTCCCGCAAAGCCTTCTTGGCTTCTGCCTCCGTCAAAAACACCGTCCGACCGATTGCGTCCTCGCAGAATCTCTTCCGCCCGGTAATGTACGTCGTGCCTTCCCGGTCAATTCGAATCGCGTCTACCGTGACCGGCACGGGCTTTTTGGGTCGCGTGTAAAACATCCGGGACAGCCATACCGTATCGCCCGGACAGAGTCGCGTACTGTCCATATCCTCATAATCCGCAAGGCGATCTGCCATCTGGACGATTTCGCCAACCGTCGCGCAACCCAATGCGTGCCCATTTACCAGAACACAATCTTCATTCCGGCTTGTCAGTCGCTCCATCGGCATCCTCCTTGTCCTCGAACTGCTTCAAATGTTCGCGCAGCTCCGCGCACACCCATGCTGCCTGATATAGCAGAGCCAAAACGTGCTCGAACGATTCAACATCTTCCCAGAGCCATTCGGTCATCATCATCGAGAAGGAATCATCCGAGATATCCAAGTCCACATACGGGCAGTTCCATCTGGTCAGATTCCGCGACAGGTCAAACAGGCTGATGTCTGCGCCGTTCTTCCCGTATCCGCGCACCCATACCTCTTTGTCCTTGACGTAAAACAGGTTCAGCGCCACTTCAAGATTGTTTTTCGGTGTATCCGTTGTAAGTCTCATGCCTTTTCTCCTTCCTCCGGCGCTTCCGGCAATCCTAATTTCATAAAACACCCCCAAAATGTTTTTGCCTTTTTTCCGCTTCTGTGCCCGAACAGTGGCTTCTCTCCGATTGCTTCCCACACTTCCCCGGCCGGTATTTGCGTCTCCGCCCATTTGAATATCAAAACGCCGTCCGGTTTCAGCACGCGCATACACTCACGGAAGCCGTCATGCAGCATTTTCGGCCAGTCTTCTCCCAGCGCACCGTACTTTTTCCGCAGCCAAGCATTTTCTCCGATGTGTTTCAGGTGCGGAGGATCGAAAACCACAAGTGAAAATGTTTCATCTGCGAACGGAATATCCGTGAAATCACATTGTATATCAGGTTCTATCACACAATGCCGTTCAGAATCATTCTTCGTGCTTTTCCAGATTCCAGTGTATGATTCGCGCCTGCTGTCGCAATACACTGCGGCCGGATGTGTTTTGTTGAACCAGATCGTGCGGGAACCGCACGTAACATCAAGAATTTTCTTTTCCATCGTTCACCTCCGGCGTTTCCGGCAGCGGCATCCAGTTGGTGACTACGCTGCCGATGCAGTCCCGCATTGCAATGCCATCATATCTGCGCCACGTATCAGCGCTTGTTCGGTATGCTTCTCCAACAAATACGCCGTCCGTAGCAAGAACGCGCGTTCCAGGCTTTGGGCGCCTGTCATTCACGCTGATCCACTGCGGCACCTTCTCCCACAGCGCCGCGTTCTCGGCGGTCAGG